TTAGTGATAATGTTGTTGTATATCGTCCTATGGAAAAAGAGTATTATACTCCCCAAACAGTAATGGATAAATATAAAATATCTCCTCATAATTTTATATTACATAAAACTTTATTAGGTGATAATTCTGATAAAATTAAAGGTGTTAAGGGATTAGGTGAAAAGGGATTATTAAAAAAGTTTCCGGAGTTAGTAGAAAAGGATATGAATTGGGATGATATATTAAATATATGTGAAAATAAAATGTCAGATCATGTTGTATATGCTCGAATAATTCATGGTCAAGATGATTTAGAAAAAAATTATAAAATAATGGATTTAAGTAATCCAATGTTAAGTAAAAAAGATAAAGAATGGTTAGATGAGGTTGTAAAATCAAATGATCTTTCGTATTATCCCGATCAATTCGTAGCAATGTATAATGAAGATCAAATAGGTGGGTTAATTCGAAATGTTGAATTTTGGGTTAAAGATTATTTTCAAAATTTAGTTATAAAAAAATAGTTATATGACATTAACAAATTTAAACTCATATGGTACAGGGTTTCAAATAAAAGTAATATCTTCTTTATTAACACATAAAGAATTTTTAGTTAACATTAATGATATGTTGAGTGAAGAATATTTTGATAACCAAGCCCATAAATGGGTTATCAAGGAAGTTTTAAAATATTATGATAAATATCATACTACACCTTCAATGGAAATATTAGCCGTTGAATTACAAAAATGTGGGAATGAAGTATTACAAATATCTATAAAAGAACAACTTAAAGAAGCATATAATACTTCTAATGATGATTTAGAATATGTACAAGAAGAATTTTCTGCTTTTTGTAAAAACCAACAGTTAAAAGGAGCTTTATTACAAAGTGTTGATTTATTAAAAGGTGGAGATTATGAGTCTATAAGACATTTAATTAATAATGCTATTAAAGCAGGACAAGATAAAAATATAGGACATGAATATACTAAAGATATTGAATCAAGATATAGAGAAGATAGTAGAGTTACAATTAAAACCCCTTGGGATAAAATTAATCAATTACTTCAGGGAGGTCTCGGAAATGGAGATTTTGGTCTTATATTTGGTAATCCAGGAGGTGGTAAATCTTGGTCGTTAGTAGCTTTAGGAGCACATGCTGTTAAGTTAGGTTATAATGTTTTACATTATACTTTAGAATTAGGTGAACAATATGTAGGAAGGAGATATGATGCTTATTTTTCTAAAATTGGAGTTGATAAAATTCAAAAACATAAAGATAAGATTGAAAATATAATGGGGGATTTAAAAGGAAATTTAATTATTAAAGAATTTCCCACAGGAAAGGCAACAATGTCCACTATAGAATCACATATCCAAAAAGTAAAAGACACAGGAATTGAACCAGATTTAATTATAATTGATTATGTAGATCTTCTTTCATCAAAAAGAAAAACAGTTGATAGAAAAGGGGAAATTGATGATATTTATACTAGTACAAAAGGATTAGCTCGTGAACTAGACATACCAGTTTGGAGTGTTTCCCAAGTAAATAGAGCAGGTGCTAAAGATAATATTGTAGAGGGAGATAAAGCAGCTGGGTCATACGATAAAATTATGATTACAGATGTTTGTATTTCTCTTTCTAGACAACGCAAAGATAAAGTAGAAGGAACTGGAAGATTCCATATTATGAAAAATAGATATGGCATGGATGGTTTAACATTTGGTGTAAAAGCTGATACATCAACTGGTCACTTTGAAGTATCAAATGAGCTCTATCAAGAAGGTGAAGAAGATAATGATAATACATCATCTCCACAAACTAATAGTTTTAGTGGGATTGATAAATTTGATAGATCTGAGTTGCAAAAGAAATTTTTTGAATTAAATACATAGAAATAATAACAATAAAAAAACAAAAATAAAATGAACATTACGCAGGAAATACTATCAGATATTGTAGTTTATAACAAATATGCAAAATATTTACCTAATAAACAAAGAAGAGAAACATGGGAAGAGTTAGTTACTAGGAATAAAGAAATGCATCAAGAAAAGTTTCCTAATTTAAAAGAAGAAATTGAAGATGTTTATAAAATGGTATATTCTAAAAAAGTTCTACCATCAATGCGTAGTTTACAGTTTGCAGGAAAGCCTATTGATATAAATAATTCTAGAATATTTAATTGTTCTTTTTTACCAATTGATGATTGGAGATCATTTAGTGAAGTAATGTTTTTATTACTTTCAGGTTGTGGTGTAGGTTATAGTGTTCAAAAACATCACATTGAAAAGTTACCTGAAATTAGAATTCCTAGAAAAACAAGAAGATTTTTAGTAGGAGATTCAATTGAAGGGTGGGCTGATTCTGTTAAAGTATTATTAAAATCTTATTTTGGAATAACAACTGCAAGACCTGTTTTTGACTTCCGTGATATTAGACCAAAAGGAGCAGAATTAATTACTGTAGGAGGTAAAGCACCAGGCCCAGAACCATTAAAAGAATGTTTGTTTCAAATACAAAAAGTATTAGATAGAAAAGAAGATGGAGAACAATTAACATCTATTGAAGCTCATGATATTATTTGTCATATTGCTGATGCTGTATTATCTGGTGGTATTCGTAGAGCAGCATTAATTTCTTTATTTGATTTACATGATAATGAAATGTTAACTTCAAAACATGGTGCTTGGTGGGAATTAAACCCACAAAGGGGTAGAGCTAACAATTCAGCTGTAGTTATTCGTTCAAAAGTAACTAAAAAAGATTTTAATGAATTATGGGGAAAAATTGTTGCAAGTAACTCTGGTGAACCTGGAATTTATTTTTCAGATGATAAAGACTGGGGAACAAATCCATGTTGTGAAATTGCTTTAAGACCATTTCAGTTTTGCAATTTAACAGAAATTAATGTTTCTAATATAGAGTCCCAAGAAGATTTAAATAAAAGAGTAAAAGCTGGAGCTTTTTTAGGAACTTTACAAGCAGCTTATACTAATTTTCATTATCTTCGTGATATTTGGAAAAGAACAACTGAAAAAGATGCACTTGTTGGGGTAGGAATGACGGGAATTGGTAGTGGAATAGTTTTAAAATATGATTTGGAGGAAGCAGCTAAAGAAGCTAAAAAAACAAATGAAGAAATTGCAAATATATTAGGGGTTAAAAAAGCAGCTCGTGTAACAACAGTAAAACCTTCAGGAACTAGTTCATTAGTATTAGGAACTTCATCAGGAATTCATGCTTGGCATAATGATTTTTATGTAAGACGTATGAGATTAGGAAAAAATGAAGCACTTTACCAATATCTTTCACAAAATCACCCGGAATTAGTAGAAGATGATTTCTTTAAACCAGAAATCCAAGCAGTTGTTTCAGTTCCTCAAAAAGCACCTGATGGAGCAATTTATAGAACAGAAAGTCCAATGGATTTATTAGAAAGAACTAAAAAGTTTAACATGGAATGGGTAAAAGCAGGTCATAGAAAAGGAGCTAATACAAATAATGTTTCGGCTACAATTTCAGTTAAACAAGATGAGTGGGATTCCGTTGGAGAATGGATGTGGAAAAATAAAAACACATTTAATGGTTTATCTGTATTACCTTACGATAATGGTTCATATACTCAAGCTCCTTTTGAAGATATTTCAAAAGAAAAATTTCAAGAAATGGAAAGTCATTTAAATAATATTGATTTAAGAAAAATAATTGAAATGACTGATGAAACAGATTTAAAGGATCAAGCAGCTTGTGCTGGAGGTGCTTGTGAAATAGTATAATGTAATTTTCTATATTAGTTTACATATTCCTAGTTAGTTTTATATATTTATAATAAAATATTTTATGGAAAAATTTATTCAATTTTGGAATTGGTTATTTAAAAAAACAACTACAGACGAAAAAACAACTAAAATAGTAAAACCACCCAAAAAAAATAATGTAAAATCTTCATGGGAAACTAATAAAGGTAGGCCTGCACCTAAGAGAAGAGGTAGACCTAAAAAAAAATAAAATGAAAAAATTATTATTTTTAATTCTTATATTTAGTACTTTTAATTCTTATAGTCAAGATTTAAAAAAAATATTTAAATTTGCTACATTTTACACAGCAGCAAATGGGGGGACATCTATTTCTGATGTAGATGTATATTCTGTTACTAGTGGTTTACAAACAACTACAATTGAAACCCCTTTTGATTATTCTTTAACTGCAGGTATTAGAAAAATAGCTAGATTTGGTTATGAAAATCGTGCAAACACTTTTTATGATGGAACTGAAAAATCATTTTCTGATGCTACTACAGTAGGTAAAGTAAAAGGATTTGAATTTTTATTTGAAGTTGATTATAAAAGACAACAAGGTGAAAATTATTTAGATCAACATCATTTTTTAAGGTATGTTGATGATAAGTGGATAGCTAAAATTGAATACTTAGCGGATGGTTTTGCAGATATTAAGTATTTTGAATCATCACAACGTTATAGGTACAAACATAATCCAAAATTGTCATTTAATGTAGGTGCAGTGCAACGTTTATCTGAACCTTATGGTTATGATCCTTTAGAAGAATGGAAATTATCAAATGGAAATTTACATTATACATTTTTAGCACTAGAAGAAGGTTATACTACTATATTTGATGGACAAGGTAATGTAGAATATTTTGACCCATCAGGAAACTCTGTTGCAACTTCAACTGAAGTGTGGGAAGCAATAGCTATACCAGAAATGTTATCAAATTATACAGAGAAAAAAAGAAATCAATTAGATAATACAATACAACATTCATTAATAATAGGATTTGATTATTATCATTACACAAAAACATTTTGGTTACATTCATGGGGGAATTTAATGCCTTATCATTTAGATCAAGGAGGAGAATTTTCATACCATAAGTATAATGAAGGCCAATGGTATGATTATTCAGGGGGATTAATATTAGGGTATAAATTTGATAAACACTTAGGAGTATTTGCTGAGGGTAAATATAATAAATATTGGAATAGAGAATGGCATGATTTTTCTATTGGGATGAATTATGTAATATTCTAATTAAATGAATTATGAACCTTTAAGTAAAAAAATATTATTAGAGAGGGGATATTGTTGCAAAAATGGTTGCAAAAATTGTCCATATAAAACAAAACATAAAGATGGCAAAAGAAATAAATGAAGATACAACTTTAAAATTAAGTATAAAAAGCTTAGGAGGAATAGCAGTATTAATATTTACGTTAGTTAGTATGTGGTTTGTATTACAAGCTGATATAGCTGAAGCAAAAGAATTACCAAACCCATTACCCCCAGATGTAACTAGAATGGAGTATGACATGAAAGATCAACTTATTAGACAAACAATTATGACAACTCAAGATGATGTTAAAGAATTAAAAGAGCGTCTTGTTAGAATGGAAGACAAGCTTGATAAACTAAGATAAAATTCTTATGAAAAAATTATTTATATTACTGTTATTTTTATTATTTTCTTTAATAGTAAAATCTCAAGTGATACCAAGTGAAGGATTAATTATAGCTGAATTTAATGCCCCCTTTTCAGGAACTCAATGTGAATATCTAGATGAATTAACTGATTGTGATTTAGCAAAAATAGATATTTCAACTCAACCAAAATTACAAGCAAAACATAAAATTGTAGTTGTACCAACTTTAATTGTGTTTTATGATGGAGAAGAAGTAGCAAGATTTCAAGCTAATATTATGATGAAATTAGAAGCTACTTTAAAAGAAGTACAAGATAAGATTGATGAAACTATAATGTCAAACTTTTAA